TATGACAAAATTTGATTGTTGTTTTAAGTGTTACATCCAGTATGTGGAAGGCCGTGAAGAAAGATGGAAATCAGGTTGGAGACCAAATAAATGAGCAAAGAAACATTAGAAATTATTCAAGGGCTTTCTCAAGCTGCTGCCAATGCATATGATGGTGGTCACATGGAAAACTATTCTCTTGATGGCCAAGCTAGAAAAGTCGGTCTCAAGAGAGAAGAGGGAATCCCCTTGCTTGACAAGCGTTGCATTGACGGATTTAAAGTCAAGTTTTATGGTGACTCGATGATTATCAATTATCAATCCGATGTCATGATGAGAGACCTCAAGGATGATAGATTTGAGAACGAGATCCTTCAAACAATCAATGAAGTAAAAAAGTTCTTGCAAAAAGAATACAAAGCTATTACTGGTAAGTCCGTGTCTTTGACTGCAAAAGGCGAGCCACAAATCATTGTACAAACAACATCAAGAGTTCGCACATTTGTTCAAGCATATCAACACTATAAAGTTGGCGGATTGCAAATGGATCAAATTGGCGCTCCTTCTGAGCCGAATGTTCGAGACATTACAAAGAGATTTTTGGAGACCGCAAAAGCAAAGCGTCCTCAAAATGAAAAAATCAAAGCTTCGGACAACCAAAAGAAATAGGGTTTAAATGAAACTCACTAAAAATGAAATCGTTAAAGAACTTGTAAAGTGTGGTAAAGATCCTCAATATTTCATCGATAATTATTGTAAGATCTCGCACCCTCTTAAAGGTCAAATTCCATTTAAGACATTTGACTATCAAAGAGATCTGCTCAAGGACTTTAACGATTATCGTTTCAACGTTATTTTAAAAGCAAGGCAGCTCGGGATCTCGACAATCTCCGCTGCCTATGTTGCTTGGTTCATGTTGTTTCATCGAGAAAAGAATGTTCTCGTTATTGCAACGAAACTATCCACAGCAACGAACCTTGTAAAGAAGGTAAAGATGATTTTCAAGAATCTTCCTTCTTTCATGTTGATCGCAAAGATCACAGTAGACAACAGACAATCATTTGAATTGTCAAATGGGTCTCAAGTAAAGGCGGCATCCACATCTGGAGATGCTGGTCGTTCGGAAGCATTGTCTTTGCTCATTGTGGACGAGGCAGCGTTCGTTGAGGGCTTCGACGAGCTTTGGACGGGTCTTTACCCTACTTTGTCTACAGGAGGGCGCTGTATCGCTCTCAGCACCCCTAACGGCGTTGGAAATTGGTTTCACAAAACCTATAGTGATGCCGAGACAGAATCAAATGATTTTCATCCAATAAAACTAATGTGGGATGTTCATCCTGACAGAGACCAAGCATGGTTCGACAAGGAGACCACGAACATGTCAAAGCGAGAAATCGCACAAGAGCTTGAGTGTTCGTTCAATGCTTCTGGGGAAACTGTTATAAACCCAGAAGATTTACAAAGAATAATTCACGAAGTAAGAGATCCAATTTACAGGACGGGATATGACAGAAATTACTGGATATGGGAAAAATATGAAGAAGGCGTACCCTATCTTCTTGTGGCTGATGTTGCAAGGGGGGATGGTAGCGACTTTTCTTGCTTTCATGTCTTACGTATAGACACAATGACGGTAGTCGCAGAATATCAAGGTAAACCTGACCTTGACATGTATTCAAACATTTTATTCTCAGCAGGCACGGAGTACGGAACTTGCTTGCTGGTTGTCGAGAACAATGGTATTGGAATTGCTGTTCTCGAGAAGCTCAAAGACATGGGTTACAAAAAAATATATTATTCTATCAAGTCAACTCATGAGTATGTCGAGAGCTATTTGGCAGAACATGACGATAGGGCAGTTCTTGGCTTTACGACCTCAACAAAGACACGTCCGCTTATTGTTGCCAAACTAGAGGAGTACGTTAGAAACAAACTAATTAATATACATTCCAATCGTGTTTTTCATGAATTGAAAACATTTATTTGGCAAAATGGTAAACCTCAAGCTATGCGATCATATAATGATGATCTTGTAATGTCTTTGGCAATTGCTTGTTGGGTGCGAGACACTGCACTGACAGAAAACGAAAAAGACATGGCATACAAGAAAGCAATGCTTGGAGGTGTATTCAAAAGCACTACGACGATGAATACGCAAATCAAAGGCCAAAAGTTTTACAATGAAACATTCGAACAAAAGCACGAGGAGGAAATCAAAAAAACAAAAGAATTTTTGTGGATATACAAAGGATAGAATATGGCCCGTAACGAAAGAAATCCGAACAATAACCAGAACGAATTGTTCAAAACACTGACTAGATTATTTTCTGGTCCTTTAACGCAACGAAGAACCCAGTCAGGTCGTCAACTAAGAAGAAGACACTTGGACGTATACGCAAAGCGTTTCAAATCAGCATCGGGGCAGCAGTTCAAAAAAACTGAATACAACCCAATGAACATCATGACGCTTAACATGATCTCGAACAGAAACCGATCGGAGCGTTACGTTGACTTTGACCAAATGGAATTTACACCAGAGATTGCATCATCACTTGATATCTACGCTGATGAGATGACAACTCATTCGGCATTAACTCCAATGCTTCACATCAAATGTCCAAACGATGAAATCAAATACATGCTTCATTCTTTGTATTATGATATCATGAATGTTGAGCACAATCTCTTTGGTTGGGCGAGAACCATGTGCAAATATGGAGATCTTTTTGTTTATCTCGATATTGACGAAAGCAAAGGAATTCAAAACTGCATCGGACTTCCGCCGCAAGAAGTCGAAAGACTTGAGGGAGAAGATCCAACAAATCCAAATTATGTCCAGTTCCAATGGAATAATGCTGGTTTAACGCTCGAAAATTGGCAAATAGCGCACTTTAGAGTCCTAGGTAATGACAAGCACACCCCATACGGCACAAGCGTCTTAGAGCCATCTAGACGCATCTGGAGACAACTTACGCTGCTAGAAGATGCTATGATGGCATACCGAATCACTCGTTCACCAGAGCGCCGTGTATTTAAGATTGACGTTGGCGGGATTGCTCCTCAAGACGTTGAACAATACATGCAGAAAGTAATGACGCAAATGAAGCGCCACCAAGTTGTAGACCCTACCACAGGACGCGTAGATTTACGCTACAATCCGCTTTCAATTGAAGAGGACTACTTTATCCCTATTAAGGGCGGACAGAGCTCTACAGACATTATCAACCTTCCTGGAGGACAATTTACAGCACAGATCGAGGACGTTAAGTATCTTAGAGACAAACTGTTCTCTGCTCTCAAAGTTCCTCAATCTTATCTTTCAATGGGCGAAGGTGCAACAGAAGACAAGACAACTCTCGCACAGAAAGACATTAGATTTGCGAGAACCATCCAAAGATTACAAAGAGTTTTAATTTCTGAGCTTGAAAAGGTTGGGATCGTTCATTTATACACGTTGGGCTATCGTGGTGATGATCTTCTCAACTTCAAGCTCTCTTTAAACAATCCTTCAAAGATTGCCGAGATGCAAGAGCTCGAACATTGGAAGACCAAGTTTGATATTGCCGGTGCTGCTACCGAAGGCTACTTCTCACGTCGTTGGGTATCTGAGAATCTTCTTGGTTTGTCTCAAGACGAATATCTCCGTATGCAACGTGAAATGTATACCGACAAGAAATATATGGCTTCTCTAGAAGCAGCAGCTCAACCAGCCGAAGGCGGTGGAGATACCGGCGGAGGACTTGGTGATCTAGGAGGAGGCGATCTTGGCGGTGATCTTGGGGGCGACTTAGGTGGCGATCTTGGAGGCGGAGATGACTTAGGTGGTGACCTCGGCGGAGATACCGGAGGTGACACTGGTGGAGATACTGGAGGCGAAGAAGGCGATCTTCTAGCCGAACCACCAGCAAAGCGTGATGACGATGCAAAACCTCGAGGACCATACAAGAGCCACCAATCTTCATATCGTAAAGGTGGATTCTCAAAGCAAATGAAGAATCAAGCATTTAGCGGAGAAGTCCGAGGGTCAACCTCAAGAACAACTTGGCCCGGCAAAGTTGGATTCGGAGGAATGGATTCTCTTGCCCGAGGTATTTACGAGTCAAACGAAATTGAAGAAGAGAAACTATTTAACACTAGCAGCGAACTTAAAACGCTGATTGAGTCATTAACGAAAAAGGAAGACAAGCATGAAACATAATAAGAAAAGAAATACCGCTTTTCTTTACGAATGTCTGATTCGTGAATTAACGAAAGCAATTTTAAAAGAAGACAGAGCCAAACAGACAAAAGTCAAGGGTCTTTTGAGAGAGTTTTTCTCAAAAGGAAAGGTTCTTAAGAAAGAGCTTGATATTTATCGCAGTTTGATGGAGACAAAAGAAGCAAAAGAAGATTTCTCCAGACGACTTCTGCAGGAAAGCAAAGTTGACTTCGATAAACTTGACCGTAAAGAAGTCTTTAACGAACAGACATCATTGATCAACAAGATCAATAAAGCTCTTGGTTCCCAAACATTTTCCAACTTTGTACCAAATTACAAAGACCTTGCAACTCTTGGCCTATTCTTCCAGAATGATAACTTAAATGCAAAAAAGAGAATCATGCTCGAGAACAACATGGTAAATTTTTTGTCAAGAAAAGAAGAAGTCATGACGGAAATGAAGCATGTTGACAATCTAGAATTTAAAATGTTTGTCAAAAGATTCAATGAAGCATATGAGCACTCGCTTTTGAAAGAGCAAAAAGAATTGCTTGGCAACTTCATTGTTTCATTTTCTGACAATGGCCTTGGATTGAAATCTTATCTAAATGATGAGATTGGACGACTCAAAGAAGCCGTAGATCTCGAGATTGCAGAAGGCGACAATGACAAACTAAAAGAAAATTTCAAGAAAGTTAGAGCAAAGCTGGATGGTTATGCAAAAGTGCCTCTAAATTCAGCCATAGTCGAGGAAGTATTTTATATCCAAGACCTTTTAGCGGAGGTAAAGAGAAATGCCAGTTAA